ATCATGTCGCCGAGATGGGGGACGAAGAGATCATTGAATCCATTTATGGAAATTACCCTGTACAGGATCTAGAGGGACAGTACTCTTTAAAGAAAGGAGAGTCCATTGTTATATAATGTTACCGACATTGAGTTTGATTTCACGGACTCTCAGGGTGAACTTGACGAGTGGGAACAAGAACAGATAGTCAAGAATAACCTAGGTGTCTGGGAAGCAGACAACGAAGATGACATGATAGATGAGATCACCGCTTCAACGGGGTGGTGTATTATAAACATATACTTTGAGATCCAGTTGAAATAGTGGCACACTACCACTTCACAAGTACTGGTGATGTAGTATAATATAGTATATAACAAGATTTCCAAACTATGCCAAATCATTGCTACAACCGAGTACACGTGTACTCACAGAAACCAGAGGTGATCAAAGAAATACATGACATCTTTGAGGTTGGCACTAATCCAAAAAGACCAGAGACAGTATTCGGACAAATCATACCCGAACCAGATTGGAAGAATACACCACTAGCAGAAGAGGACGTACAAGAGTACAACTGGTCAAAACCTAGAGGTGAGAAAGGTGAACTACCAGTCGTCAAAGATAAAGGATTTGGCGAAGGACTCTATTTTGCATCAACGGACGTGAGTGATGACAGATGGTACAACTGGAGAGTCGCCAACTGGGGTACTAAGTGGGATTGCTATGATCTCAGTATTGACGAAGATGAACAAGAACTGAATCTACAATTTAATACAGCATGGTCACCACCAGAGGAGATATGCAGAGCATTGAAAGACAAATTTGAAGATGCAGACATTCAATGGTTTTATGATGAACCAGGAATGGAATTTGCGGGGTATCTATAAATGGACGGATACACTAAAAACGAGTTGGCGTTAATAGATTTCATCTCTAGCGTCAACAAGTGTTTCTATTACTTTGGCGAGGATAACGACTCAGTAGAGGAACATGACCTAGACAACTTTCAAAATGCTGTACGTAAATTTAAACACAGTTTGGAGTAATGGCATATTGTGACTCATGCGGTAACTTTGACCGCACTTATTCGGGGATTCTCTACGATGAGAAATCCCCAGACTTCCAACCCGATTTATACTATTATTGGGACGCACCACTTGAAGAGGATTATGACTGGAGGGACGCATTTCCAGATATAGACTGTATGTGTGAGATTTGCTTTGACATTGCCAACGAAGAGGGTAAGTTGAAGTGGGTGTGCCAATAATATTAGTGGCACAGCATGTATTGTATTGTTGTTTCACTATGGTATCATTATAGTATAAACAAACAGATTTCCAAACTATGTCAACATTACACCACGAGGACATTCTAGAGGATTGTTACCTAGAAGTCCTAGAAGAGTTCAGAACAGATTGTCTATTCATGACTCAAGACCAGATAGACGCACTCGTTTATGAGAAGTTTGAAGCGAGGTGTCAGTAATGGCATATTTTAATGTAATCGGGTTCCTTGAAGACGAGGAACTCTACAAGATTTGGGACATATGTGCAGAAGCACTAGAACGCAAGGGATGGGATTGCGATAATGCAGAATTGTCCATCCGAGCATATGACGACAACTTGAGACAAAATGTTGACTCGGACACAGTATGTGACCCCGAACCCTGTGGAACTGAACACCCTTACTATTACGAGTTTTAATGACACTTAACGACAAACTCAAACAAGAGAGAACTGGTCTAACCGCAGACCAGTACAGCGATTTGCAAGAATGTTTTGTTGATCGCTACGTTGATGGTATGACTTCCAAAGATTTGGTGGAATACGTTTACCACGACATGATGCAGTATGTTGAAAATCAACCAGAGCAAGAGTTCTTAAATGATTGTAAGGACTACTGGGGAGATTATTATGATGAGATCATTCAAGAAATCAAGGGGGAACTTTAAATGTCTGATAAACTTGCTGAACTTTGCAAACACTACAAGAACGTGTTAAAAACAGATCCAGAGTTACTCTCGGATCTGTCCGACCTAGGATGGGAATATACCTGTGGTCGTCTGTCTAGATCTGGTATGGAGGTCTATGATAAAATAATGATCAAGTTAGGTGTACTAGAACCACTGGAACACTGGAACGAGGATTGCTATGCAGACGCAAACGGCGATTGGTAGTATGCCAATTTTATTTCTGTCACACCTACTATTGATAGCACTGTTTATGGTGCTATCATGGTATTATACCAAACAAAGCATTATGCAAAGATTAGAACTAATCATGGGTCGCAACATTCCAGACAACGGGAAAGTAACAGACCGTATGATGAATGACTTCATCAAAGAGTACATCATTCCATTTTTTGAGTATGGCACTTTCATTGATGGAGAGGGTCTATGGAAAGGCGAACTAGAACAGACTAAGATTTTCTACCTTGAACTTGCTGATGATGAGGTAGACAGTTATAGAGAAATGTTCACACAGATTGCTATTAAATACAAGCAAGCGTTTAATCAAGATTCTGTTTTGATCTCGCAACTTGACTCAAACATTGCATTTGTATAACATGAGAATTATTCTATTACTACTAGTCGTATTATGTGGATCTGTCCTAGGATCCACAATTATTTCACACTTCTCTGAAGCAGTGGATCAGAGAAACAGCCAACTATGTGCCATTGATGAGTCATACTGTGCCAATTAAATTAGTGTCACAAGGTGGGTTGATTCTTATCTCAATCACGTTTATTATAATAACATAAACAGATTTCCGAACTATGTTTGACAACACACTCAGACCATACTATCAAGGACGTGTCCTAATGAATGACACAGCATTGAACGATCCAGCATTAATCGCAGTGCTTGATGAGATGGCATTAAGAGACTTCAAAGACAGACCCCGACCAAACGAGGGTACATGGTATATTTCAGATAGGCACTAGACCTATCTGGGCGATGGTGGGTTTGGACATCATGTAAGACCCAACAGAGTTGTGGTAGGCACGGGTGAACACAAAAGTTGTTCTTTAAGGCGAACCTCTACCACACAACCACACACAAACCAGTGATCACATACACGGGCAAGGCGATCCGATAGGATTTAATCTTAGTTTGCCAAACTAGGTTGCCCGTACTAGTCCCCAAGTCTACAAGACGGATCCGACGGGGACTTTTTTTTAAGCTCACGCAGTGTGCCAATTATATTAGTGTCTACTAGGTGGTTGCATTATCACCTAGTGCGACTATAATTGTAGTATAGATTTCCAAACACTATGACCGCACAAACTTCTTTCAATCTCTCAGACATCAAACAGACCTATAATGGTTGGGCAGATTGGACAACTTGGAATGTTGCTCTATGGATCAACAATGACGAGTGCCTATACAGTATTGCTCAAGAGTGTGAGACATACAACGAATTTCTTTATGAGATGCAAGAGATGATCGGTTCATTCTTTACACCAGATGGTGCTGATTGGGGAGAAGCGAATCTCTCAGAAATGGCAGAACTCATCTCAGAAATCAACTGAGGTGTGTAGTCATGATGCTATCAAAAGATTTTCCCTTGACTCACGACATCACAGGCAAGGACAAAAAGAAAACAGGCAAACAGGTAGGGTCTCAACCGAAGGGGTGGGGTTCTATCTATATCGCAGAGTCAGAGAACTGTGCAGTAAAAGAATTATCAAATGGTGAGTGGACTTGCTTTAAGATCGGTCTAGCAAGTGATGGCGAAGCGTCTAGTTTTAAAATCAAATGCGATCAAGCAACAGGCAACTCAGGCAATTACTCTCAGGTAAGGAATTACCCAGTTAAGAACGTAGGCAAGGCAGAAGCAACAGCACACCAAATTTGGAGGGGTCTAGGATATAGCACTATTAGAGGTGCTGATGAGAATGTCCCCGAAGAATTTAAAAAGTACTTTGATAAGCAAACTGGTGGCACTGAGTGGTTTTGTGTCCCTCGTCAATTCCTACTAGATGAGATGGACAAATGGTATTCCACATATAAAGGCAAATCAAATATAGTATGGACTTGCGATTGGATAGGTCAATCATTACATAATGAACCGATCAAATTTAAGTACAACGAAGAGGGGTTGCCAGTGGTTGCAAACTGGAAGGGTCGCACAGGTAGACCTGTTGAGATTGAAGCAATTATATTTGCATGGGACTACCGAGTCATGACAGGATTTGCACCAGAGGGTTGCTGTAGTGCCAATTAAATTAGTGTCCACTAGGTGTTGCATTTGCACCTAGTGTGACTATAATAGTAATATAAACAGATTTCCAAACATCTATGAATTTTTTCTACATTGATCCAACAGACTACACCGATCTCTACGAAGCGTGTTATGCAGAAGTAGTCGCCGAAGCGAAAGACACAGGCGATTTCCCTATGTATGGCGAAGCAATGCTTAGGCAATCCGCACAGTGGAAAATGGAAGACATACTAAGAGAGGTTGCTTAGTATGTCTTTTTTTAAGCACGTCCAGTTACACAAGTATGACATCACAGACAAAGGCATCACTCAAGCATGCTATGATGAGATGAAAGCAGACGGGTATGACATAGTCATAACCGAAAAAGAGATGCAAGTCCTAGCAAGTCACAGATGTGAGGAGTTCAAGGACTACATGCGACCACTATTTCACGGAGCAGACAACTAATGCCAGAGAACACATTTATCTACGACACAGTATATGAGGAGTTCCGAGAGGAACTTCAATTTACTGATGATGAGATGAGCGAAGCGATTATGTTTTGGGAAGACCGCAGTTTGTTTGACGAACTCATGTACAGAGTCAAGCGTAGGAAGTGGCAAGAAGAACAGCGGAACAAATGGATACAAGGCGAACAACCAGAGTACACAGTCCCCGAAGACTGTCCATTCTGAACACATATGACAGTTAATTATATGTTCCCCCCTTTTTGGGGGTGAGCCGTGCAAAAAACGATAGAGACCCTAACCTACAAAAGTATCCAAACGAGCGATAAATATAATTGCAAAATGAAAAAAATTTTGCTATAATATGAAAAAAATTTTCCTGGTAAAAAATGACTGAAAAACCCGAGCTAGAAAATGACTATGGAAGCAATGTTGACGCACTAGTAGATAGTATGCCCGTTGCACCTCCTACGACACATGATATAAATTCTGTACATAATGAATTACTCAATGATCCTCATTATGCTGTCCACCTACACGAGAGACAATTAGAAAGACTTACTACTTTCGTAGAAGAACTTGCAGTACGTCTCATAGCATTGGAGAAACAGGTCATCCCCGTAGATCCAAATGACCCCCTTAAAGATTATCCAGAGGTAAAACAATGAGAGATCCACGAGAAGAAAACTATTACGATAAAATACTGAATAACTTTGATCAGTTCTGCGATGAGTTTGAATTCGCAGCAGCAAAAAGATTCTCAGGACAAGATGATGACAGCAGACAACCAATTGACAATGCAGAAATTAAACGACAAACTCCAAGAGTTGTCAGAGAAATTAGTCACGATGGAGAAGAGGTTAACCTCCTTAGAGAAGATGCAATTGATGTATCGTCCACCGAAAGCAGACAAACACGAGAAGATATCTGATACACTTGATAGACTACATAGTGACATAGAAAGAATGTTGGTCAGAGAACCTGTTCCTACATTCAGTAAGAGTAAAGGTATACCATCGTCAGAGGATATAGGATAATGCCAAGCGTTGCATATAAAGGATCAGATTGTACAACAGGTCATGGATGTGATACCAATGTTAATATTACTAGTGGTAGTCTTGATGTGATTATTGGTGGAAATAGGAATGTAGCAAGAAAAGATGATTCATTAGAAGATCACACTATTGATAATCCTAGTCCACCACCTAATTGTATTCCTCACACAGGACAAAAGGTTAACGAGGGATCTGCAAGTGTTTTCGTCAACGATAGACCAATTGCAAGAGTTGGTGATTCTGTTGATATTGGTGGTAAGATTGAAGAGGGTTTTATATCAGTAGTTGCAGGTGGTTAAATTTTATGGTATACTATTATTAACTGAAACTTATTATGGCATTATATAACAGCACTAACAAAATTACAGCAGCACAACCTAAGAAGACTAGACAAGGCAAATCAGTAAATACGAAGCTTAGTGCGACAGCACGAAACGGTGCGAAGAAGAGATATAGAGGTCAGGGTAGATAAAAAGGAGCGTGACCTCCGAGCGAAGACTCCGAAATGACTTATCAAGCGTTACCAAAAGAATTACATGTAAAGGATAGTCCCATAGCGGGTCAAGGTATCTTCGCTAAAGAAGATATTGGTGCTATGATGTATATTGGTGTGTCTCATATTATAATAGATGATATTATATGGAGAACCCCCATAGGAGGGTTTATAAACCATTCTGACGACCCCAATTGTATAAAGTGGTGCGTAGATAATATTTACCATATGAAGACGATAAGAGAGATTAAGAAGGGCGAAGAGTTGTTTTTGAAGTATACATTTTATAAAGTAAGTTAAAAGTCGCTAAATATAACTGACTTCGTATATTGTCAGTAAATGGCGACCCCTTTAACCTTTAAGGATCTTAATATAACTTTTAAGAAGCATCCTGTAACTAATGACATTGTTGTTAGTCGGGATGAATCTGCTATTAAGCAAGCTATCGTTAATTTACTGTTAACTAATAAGGGTGAGAGATTGATGAATCCTAAGTATGGTTCTGATATCAGAAGTTATTTGTTTGAACCTCTTGATTTTGGTACTGCTGCTAGAGTTAGAGAAAGTATTAATTATTGTATAAGTAATTTTGAACCAAGAATATCTGTTGTAAGTCTTCAAGTATTTCCAAATTTTAGTGACAATGGATTTTCTGTTGAAATGACTTACCAAATAAGAGGAACAGACGATCCACCAATAGCTGTAGAATTCTTCCTTGCAAGGACGAGATAATGCCATATACCCAATTAAACAACCTAGACTTCACTGACATCAAGACTGCTCTTAAAGAATATATGAGAGCACAGACGGATTTTACTGATTACGATTTTGAAGGATCCGCAATTAGTCAAATTTTAGATGTATTAGCGTACAATACTTACTACACCGCATTCAATACCAACATGGTAGTGAATGAATTGTTCTTAGATTCCGCAACTCTACGGGACAATGTGGTATCTCTTGCGAAACAACTAGGATATACTCCAAAATCTATTACATCACCAAAAGCATCTGTCAGTATGGCATTGACGTTTACTGGTACAGCACCTGCGGAAGTGGCAATCAAAGCAGGTAGTGGATTTGTTACAAACTATGATGGAAGTCTATATCGTTACGTATTAAAAGAAAATATGAGAGTATCTGTTGCAAACAATGTAGCAACATTTACAGATATACCAATATACGAAGGTTCTCAAATTGTTACTAATAAGGTTGTTAACACGAACTTAAAAGATCAAAGATTTGTTATTGATAACCTAGGTGTTGATATTAATACGTTAAGTGTAAGAGTTTATCAGGCAGTAAACTCAAGTATATTCAAAGATTATAAACAAGCAAATAACATATTGGATATAGGTGCGAGTGATGAGGTATTTTTTGTTAGTGAGATAGAAGATGAGAAATATGAGATATTTTTTGGTGATGGTGTACTTGGTAAGAAACTAGAGGATAATAATTTAGTTCAAATGAGTTACATTGTAACAAATGGAAGTTCTACTAATGGTGCAAAGACTTTTACCTTTAATGGTCTTATGGAAGATGAGAATGGTACTACTGTAACTCTTCCGTTTTCAATATCATCTATCAGTACAACATCAATAGCATCTGGTGGTGCGGACATTGAAACAATTGATAAGATCAAGTATAACGCTCCTAAATTTTACAATTCCCAGAATAGAGCAGTCACTGGTAATGACTATAAAGCAATTGTGCGGAACTTATATCCTGCAACTAGCGATGTTATTGTATTTGGTGGTGAGGATCAAGTACCACCTGCATATGGTAAAGTATTTCTTTCTGTCAAACCCACTGAAGCAACTACACTCTCGTCATTTACTAAAAATGAATTGACACAGGAACTTAAGAAGTATACAGTTGCGTCTATTAGACCAGAGTTTGTTGATCCCTCTATTCTATATCTAGAATTGACCAGTAACATATACTACACTGGTACAAAGACACAATTACTACCTGCGGAAATCGCAACTAAAGCATCTACTGCAATAGTTGAGTATCTTAAGACATCTAAGACTGAGAAGTTTAATGGCAAGTTTAGATATAGTAAGTTTATTGGTGTGATTGACAATTCGGATATTTCTATCAACTCAAATGATACTACTGTCATGATGAGAAAGGATTTTATAGCACAGATCAATGCATCTTCTTATTATGAGATATGTTACCAAAATGCCTTCTATGTTGATTGTAATAATCCTGTAGTATCATCTACAGGTTTCACAGTCTTTGAGTTTCCAACCTATACCTCATACCTAGAAGATAGAAATGGAAAAATAGTACTATATAGACTAGATCCTGTAAGTGGTGATAAGATTTTATTGGATGATTCAGTAGGAACTATTGATTATGTAAAAGGTGAAATAGAAATGACCAATTTCACTATTCTAAAGGGAACTTTCTCTGACAATCGCATTGAACTAAGAGTCAAACCCGCAAATAAAGATATTGAAGTTAAACGTGAGATGTATCTAGACGTAGATGTATCAAAAAGTAAATTTGTAGCATATAAAGAAGACTAGGAATGCCTAAGACTGCTAATAGAATCTCGTTTCTAATTGATTCTCAACTTCCTGATTTTATCAACGAAGAGTATGAACTGTTTGGGAAGTTCATACAAAAATACTATGAGCAGTTAGAAATACAAGGGCAACCTTACGATATTATTGAGAATCTTGAGACTTACCGTGATATTGATTTCTATGAACAGAACATACTTAGACAACATAATACTCTTGATGTTGCTATCACTAATTCTAGCGACACAATTGTATTACAAGATGCAACGAGTTTTCCAAAACAAGGTGGATATGTAAAGATTGACGATGAGATAATTTTTTATCAAACTAGAACGGATACTACATTACAAAATTGTTCTAGAGGTGTGAGTGGTAATACAACATTAGGAGATCTTTATAGAACAAGTACATTTGTTACAACCCAAGCATCTAGTCATACCAATGGATCTAAGGTATTAAATATTAGTAACCTTTTCTTATATGCATTAATTAAAAGTTTTGAGACTGAATACCTACATGACTTTCCTGAAGCATACCTGAATGATGCTGTTGATAAAAGAGCTCTTATTAAGAATATAAGCTCATTCTATCAGTCAAAAGGAACTGATAAATCTATTAAGTTTTTGTTTAAGTGTCTAGTTAAGAATGATCCAGAACCAGAAGTTGCATATCCACGTGACTTTACTCTTAAGAGTTCTGAATCTAACTGGGTTAACAACTATTCTCTAAAAGTTAAGGTATTATCTGGTACAGTAACTGATCTTATTGGTAAAACAATTTCTCAGACAACGCCGTTTGCATCTGCTGTAGTTGATAATGTACGTTTTAATGGTACATTTGATGGAGAAGATTTATATGAGATCATACTTAATGAAGCAAGTGTAAATGGACAGTTTTCTATTGCTGCAAGAACTAAGTTAACAGAATCTATTTTAACTAATGATACTGTGGGTGATAGAGTTGATGTAGAGTCCACAATGGGATGGGACAAGACAGGTGAGTTTACTATTGGTAGTGAGACATTTACATTTGATGATAAGAATGTTAATCAGTTTGTTATAAAGAGCAGAGAGGGCACTACGACATATCCTGTAGGCACTTCTGTAACCTATGGTGCAAATGTATCTGGATCTAATGTAACATTGCTAGTATATGGTGTCTTATATAATGCGACTAATGAGACAAACTCTCCATATTCAAATGCAGGTGATATACTTGAGATATCTGAACCTGGTTTTGTAACAAATGATGTAAAGATCTTTGATGCACAGAACAATCTTCGCTGGGCGTTGCCTGGTGCTTCTCCACTGATTAGTGACTTAAATACCAATGTATCAGCCATCTATGAGGATGGTGAAGGTTATTACATAGCTTCTTCTGGTTTTCCTTCACATGCAGTGGGCACAGCAGGCCGACCAGCTGATACAAAAGATCAAAAACAATTAAAGATTATTAGAAAGACACCTATTTCTACAACTGAGGTTTATGAAACTAAGTTTAGAGATGTAGGTATTGCAACAAATGGTATTCCATTTGCAAGTTACAAAGATTCTGATGTTGTATTTAATGGTGCTCTTCAAACTATTACTGTTAACACTCGTGGTAATGGATATCTTAATGCTCCATACGTATTAGTTGATGGCGTATCTGCACAAGCGATATCATCTCTATCTGGTCAAGTAGTACAATCAATAACAATTACCAATGCAGGTGCATATACATCTGTTCCTACAGTTGATATATTATCTGGTAGAAATGGAACTGCTACTGCTGTAGTAACAAATGGTGTTATCACTAGTATTACTGTTAACAATGCAGGTGAGTATTATTCTACTCCTCCTGAAGTTAGAATTACTGATAGTTCAGGGAAAGGTAGATTTGCAGATTACGTGGCTAATATATCAAGCACTGGTGCTATAACTGGATTTACAAAAATCAATGGTGGAGATTTCTATACACAAGAAAATGTTGTAGTTGATTTAATTCCTGTTGGTTCTGGTGCAACTGCAACTGCAACAATTAGAGAGTGGAGAAAAGACAAGTATTTTATAAACAAGACTAATTTAGATTCTGAAAACGGATATTGGTTCCAAAACTATGATCCTTCAAAAGGATATGGATATGCTTACTACGCATCTCCTACTACACTGAGAGCAAATGATACAGGAGCATCTCATTCTCCTATTTTAGGTTTTGCATATGATGGTAACCCCATATATGGTGCTTATGGTTATTCTAATCCTCTAGACAGTTCTAGTGCTGTTACACAAATGAGTTCTAGTTATTATAGAAACTCTACTAGAGTAGGACCTAGCACAACTACGTATCCTTTAGGAACATTTATTGATGACTATACTTTCAATGATGGTTCTGGATCATTAGATAAAAATAATGGTCGTTTTTGTGTAACACCTGAATATCCTGAAGGCACTTATGCATACTTTACTACAGTTGATAGTAATGGTGATCCATTGTTCCCATACATTGTAGGTAAATGTTATTATTCTTTGCCTTTGGATTCAAATTATAATTCTGCAATGACTCAGGATGATCTACCAGTTGGTGCTAATAGACTAAGAACATCTGGCATATCTAAAAATGGTGTACAAGCAGTAGCAAAAATTGAAGATGTAACAAGAGGAACTGTATCATCTGCTACAATTATAAGTAGTGGATCTAATTTTTCTGTTGGTGGTTCATTAGTAATTGATGATAATGGTACTGAGGGGTCAGGTGCATCTGGTGAAATTGATTCAGTTAAAGGAAAAACTGTATCGTCATTAGAGTCTCAGACTACTAAAGCACTTTATGTTGAACTTACTAATAACGCATATTTCTTTGATGGTGATACTATTACACAAGCAAACACAGGTGCTACAGGTAAAATAGTCGGTAATGTATTTACTACCAAGAAATTTGCTTTACGTGCAGTAACAGGAACTTTTAATAGTACAGATGTACTATCATCTAACACCAAAGTACTTAATTTAATTCTTGATCAGCAATCATCTTATACCAAAGGTGCTGTTCTATCACTCAGTGATGGTGTTGCATCAGCAGTCGCAACAGGTGAAGTACTAGAAACAACAATAGATCAAAACGCAGTCAAAGTAAAAGTTTTGACAGGAACTTTTAGCGTTTCTACTACTTTATTCTTAACAAGTTCCAATTTAATTAATACAACAGGTTCTAAGATTGTTTCTATAACATCTTTGAGTGAAAATCTTTCTGTTTTTAAAATACAAGACAACGTAGCATTATTAACTACATCTTCTGCACATGGTGTAGGTATTGGTGAAGAAATAAATGTTGATGTCAATCCAGATGATGCATCATCTACAACAACATATTATGTAAGGAAGAGAGTTTATCAAGAAGCAATCCTTAAAACGTCAGTTATAGCAACAACTCTCAACGACGATAGTATTGGTAGATCCAGTATAGTAAATGGTGGTGGAGATTACACTGCTGGTTCATATACTGGTATTGCATTATCAGGTGGTGCAGGTTCTGATGCTAAAGCAACTATAGTTGTTTCTAGTGCTGGTGTTGTTAGTAGTGTAATACTAACTGACAAGGGAACTGGATATAATAGATTTGATATTCTTACAGTTGGAGCAACAGATTTAGGTAAAGCAAGTCCCTCAACCAAACCAGATCTCAAAGTACGTGTTGATCATGTAGGATTTGCAGCAGAAAACATTGTATTGAATGTTGCTAATTCTGATAACATTACAGTTAATGATTTTTTACAGATTGGTAGTGAAATTGTAAAGGTTACTGCTAAGAATAGTAATGCTCTAACTGTTGCGAGAGCACAGAACTCTACTATATCTGTAGACCATTTTAATGGTGCTACTGTTTCTGTATATAATTTTGGATATAATATTCCTCTTAATCATCCTGTAGGTAATACCACTAATGATGCTAAGGTTCTTTCATATGATTCATCTACTCAGAAAGCAGTATTTGTATGGGATTATGATCAGACAGTATCATCAATTAATCAGATAACTTTATCAACTGTTTTTTATGATAGTAGTGCTGATGTAAAATTAATACAAATACAGTCTGTTACTGATCCAGATGTCTATTTTGAGTTTTCATTAGACAATACTACATTTACAAGAAATCAAATTATTGATATTAAAGAATACTACAAGTATAAATTTGACACGTCTCATGTATCAATGAGTGGTGTTGGTTTTGATATATCTCCAAGTAGAAATTTCAATCTTGTCACACCAGAAAAAACTGTAGCTACAAACAATTCATTTGTTGATCTTAAACTAGGTTTTGGATCAAGAGTATCTACAAACACATATAGTGTAAAACAACCAATAGTATATACAAAGTATTATTACTATGATAAAGATGGTGTAGTCAACTCTGAAATGTCTTATTTCAATGTTGTTACTGATCCCTTACAAGGAACTAAAAATTCTTTGTATGTTACAAATACACAGATTCTTTATTCTACTGAGACTCAAGCGTCTTATGATGGGACAGGTACTATATCTTACACATCAAAATCTCTATTTTCTGTTGGTGAGATTAATTCAATCAAAATTACAAATATAGGTGGTGATTATAAGAAGATACCTATTGTAACTGGTATCATTGATAATGATGGTAATATTGATACCAACGTAAGTTGTTTTTTAAACAGCACAGATATTGGTGTACCTAGAAGTATAAAGATTCATAATAATGGAGGATCTTATCATAGCGATCAAACAATAAAATCTAGTATTAGATCAAACTATACATTTACTCTATCTAATTTTGTTACTGATGGATATAATGTTGGTGAGTATGTTGTACAAAAGTCAGGATCAGTTGAAATTGCTAAAGCAAGAGTAACTTCATGGAGAAAAGGATCTAATTTACTAAACGTATCAAATGTCACAGGAATATTCAGAGAGAACCAACAAATTATTGGTTTGGCAGGTGGTAATACTGCAACTCTTGATAATATCAATTACACAGAGTTTACTCCTGTTATTAAAACTTACTTTGATAACATTGGAAAGTTTACTTCTGATGTTGGTAAAATTAGTGATCAAAATCAAAGAATTCATGACTCTTATTTCTATCAAGACTTCTCATATCTAATTAAGTCAAAGACTCCAATGGATTCTTGGAGATCTTTAATTAAAGAAACAACTCATCCAGCTGGTTTCAAGATGTTTGGTGAGGTTGATGTAGAATCTGCTGCTACAACACCAATGAGTAGTGATACAGTTACTACACATAATAGTTTTGTAGAACTCAAAACAAATATTACTGTACAGAGCACAACTAAACAGATTACTCAGCATCTAGTATCAGCACAAACAACTACTATTGAAGATGGTATTGGATCTGTTGCAAAAGATGCCACTAATACAACTGAAATTAAGGCAACTCAAATTAAATTGAGTGCTCCTTTTGATGGTGCGTTGTCTAACAATGGTAATCTTTCAGGAACTAAAACTTTTGGTATTCTTGATATGAATAACAATGCAGTGACTCCATATAATGCACAAGCACTGTTGATCACACTTGATGGTATATTCCAAGAACCTGGCGTTGCATATACTGTGTCTGGTAGTAACATAACATTTGCACAACCACCTCTAGGTCCTGCAAATAAGAATAGTCAGGCAATACCTGGCGTTAAGTTTTATGGAAAGAACTATCAGTTTAAGAACGATACATTAAATGCTAAGTATTTTAGGAAAATTAAAAACATATTCCAAAAGAGTGGTAGATGGATTGATGCTGCTAATCAAATTGAACGTAATAGAGTATACTTACAATCAGAAACACTTGGTTATATAAAAAATAAATTTCCTAATGTTACATGGGGTAAAGTAGAAACTAAGTGTTATAGAGATATTGGACTAGTAGCAGATGCACTTGCAAATGATATAAGATTTGGTGGCAACTCCTACACTGTCACTGCCATTGAGAAGTATTTTAACAACGATATATTAGATTATATTATAGGAGAATTACAAGAGACTACAGAAGCATATGAGCACCTTGTAGGTCTTGCAAAACTAGCAATTAACAATACTCTTCCTACAGGAACTTACACCACTGTTCCTCCATATGCAAATACAAATATTATTGTAGATACTGATCCTAATAAATGTGCTGATGTAGTATCTGCACTAACAACTCTTGGAGACATTATAGAAAGGACACTTGCTGGTGGTGTAGGAACTATACCAATTTCTTATCCTGATTATATTGATGGTAAGAATAAAATATTTGAATTATATTATGAAGATGGAACAGGTTTATCAACAGATCCAAATGAAAATTTACTTATAGGTATTAGTGGTGTTATACAACATGATTCTGCATATAGTATTGATAGAACGTCTGTACCTAATAAAGTTGTGTTTACAAGTCCACCTATTTGGAGTCAAGGAGTAAATACAAAAACATTACAAGAAGGTGTTGCAGTTGATAAGTTCTTTGCACATAGTATAGGAAGTTATCTTAGATGTGAGATTGATAAGAATGATATTCCAACTGGATCTAGTGGTCCTTTCTTGATATTAAATACTGCTGACAAAGAAGTTATTAATATTACTGATCCTCAATTTGCTCTTGTCTTTATTGATGGTGTATTACAAAGAGATCAAGATTCATATCTTATTAACGGACCTACTATCAAATTTACAAGAAACATTTTCCAAGATAGCAATATTGAAATAATATATCTCTATGGTAGAGACATTTCACAAAGTATTACTCTATATGATTATGAAAGAAGTGAATACTATAATGAGATTACAGTTAAATTTACTGGCAACAGTGGAGACTTTGATGCTTTTGAAAATTGGTGGGGTAAATTTAATGAAACTGATATGGTTGCATATCAAAAGGTTGGTGGAATCAAAAAGTTTATTGGTAGTTTAAAACATTATTATATTGATGGTAGTGATGATTTGGTTATACAGATTGCAGGTTTGAATCCTGATGTTGATAGTAGTGATATATTCTTTTCTGGTCTAGATGACTACAGTGATGAGATATCTTTATCACAATCACGTACAGTTACTGTAACTACAAATTCTGATAACACATATAAGATGCAAAGAAATGCATCTAGATGGTTGTATGGAA